CCTCCATTGATTGCCCATGTGCTATCTCCTCCATCTCCACCATTATATCCAGGAGCACCTCCAGCTACACCAGTACCGCCAACACCTCTTACCCAATCATAAGTATTAGCAGTTAATTCATGAGAACTTTTATAAATTAATCCTCCAGCTCCTCCACCTGCACCATAATAACTTCCGCCAGCAGCACCTCCGCCGACAACTAGTATATCAACATCACCAGTAGCTCCGACAACTATAGCACCCGTAGCAGCAGAACAAACAAGTATAGTCTTACCTGAAACACTTGTATCGATACTAGTTTGACCTCCGATGGTTGCGCCATGATAATAATAATTTGAACCTGAAGCGACTCTTTGTTCATTTGTTGATGCAGAAGCATCGACTCCACTTGTGTCATAAAATTCATCAATGGATTGGTCAACTAAATTGTATCGAGTTAAAGAACCATTAACAGCAACCTTGAAGCCTAACATGGCGATATTGGATTGAACTTGATCATCGTCATAGGCAGGTTCAGTTTTATAAGTTTGGTCTCCATACAATACTGTGGTTGATGAAGCCGTCCCGGTTCCTAAATTTCCTGTGGGTACTGTTCCTGTGATTTGACTTGTAACATCGATCCCTGTTCCTAATCCAGCAACGGTTGCTGGTAAGGTAATTGTTTTTGTGCTTAAATCTTGAGTCGCAGCTAATTTTCCTGCTGTGACATTAACATCTTTAACCTTTGCTGTTTCAACAGCATCAGTTGCTAATTTAGCGGCAGTAACTAATCCATCTTCTAATTGAGAAGTAGTAAGAGGTGCCGCGGTAGGTTTTGTTCCGACATATCCCATATGTTAATATCCTTACGTGCTAATTGCATCAACTGCACTTACCCAAACATCAACTGAAGACGCATCCGAACTTTTGACATATAATACATCTAAATTTTGAACAACGAATTTTGCTCCGCCGTCTAAAACCTGTAAAGATGAACCCGTTGGTATGGGAGCATCTTTAACTAAATAGATGTTATTAGATCCATCATAGATATAACAGTCTACAGTGATGGCTGTGGAAAGTACATTTGATAAAGAAATACCCACAATTGCATCGTAGGAATTAGCAGTATAAACTGCTGTTGCTCCTGTGCCTACTGCGTTAGAGGTATACCTTCGAAAATTTTGTGCCATAATTTATTTCCTTATAATGCGATTGCAACGGCAATCGCGAATCCTTTACTTGCTAATGCAGGAACGGTATCTCCACTTGCATCTAAATAAACAGCTTTACTTGCAGGCAACGTACAGAATACATCTTTTGTACCTGCACTAAAAACTACCGCTGCATCACCATTAGAACTTGAAAGAATAGTATCTCTCGAAAGAGTATCGGGTGTTGCATCCGTTACCGTTCCAATCCCAACTTCCCATTCAGTCGTTCCTTGATTAAAAATGGTATAGTAAGTTGTATTACCAGTCGCTATACCAGCAACAAAACTTTCAAAGCCTGTTGCAGCTCCTGCTAAATCAATTGTACCCGTACCTGTAGAAGTACTGGTTTCTTTTACTCTGTCATTTAGTACCAAAGCCATTTTATTTTCCTTACGCCATACTTATGATAGCATCTGCCGGTGTAGCTGGATTAGGGAAAGAAATTTTAAATGTACCATTAGTACAACTTTTACTTCCACTAAAATCTAAAACCACACATAATTTGTCTCCTTGAGTATCATTATAAATTGCTCCATACGCTGCAGTAATTGTAGCGGATGTCCATTCAGTATCTGAAAAATCACAAGATGCAACGGCTGTTGAATAAGCCACTGCATTACCTGTTAAAGTATTTCCAGTAGTAGTATAATTAGTACCTCCAGCCGAACTTACTTCATTAGTTGCCGAATAAACTGTACTAGCCGTATTATAAGGATTAGCAGTGTAAAGTGCGAATTTAAAACTATCTCCTCCAGATGCAAAATTATGCGTTCCAGTGAATAACTCTCCACGGAATGCAAAAGGTATTATATTTGCCATTTATTTGTCTCCTTCATAATTAATAACTCGATGGGGATTTTGAGATTAGTTGAGCGCGAATGACTCCATCGCCGTATTCGCTTCTGCGTCTTTGACCGATTTGCTCGATCGCGTACGATTCTAAAGCTTCTTTATAAGCCGCTTTGTAGTATTGTAGCATATCCTGCGGACCTTTCAAGTATCCATATGTATTTACCAGACATGCGTACAAAAGTAAATCAGGATATTTATTAGATACATAAGTTCCCGTTGTCGATTTGGTAGAATCGGTAAGACTAAGAGGCTCTTTATTAAAAGCCATAGTAATTTCATAGGCCGTATCTGGAGTTGGAGCAATTACCCAACAAGTTTCATTCCAATTAGCCCAATATTTAGGAAGAGAAGTTGATGCAGTAGAAGGCGTATTGTAAAATTCCGCCATAAAGCTGACATCCCTTTGTTCTAAAAAAACTTGAACATTAGGGGTTACATTATCATTTAATAATTGAACATATCTAATAACTCGACAATTATCTGGAACACTTACATATCTATTGCCTACTATACAGTTTGAAGTAGCATAAAATCTTTCATCATCCATATCGACTGCTCTAAAAATCGTATGTTCAGCATTTTTAATAAGTCGTTCTAAAATAGAATCACTTAAAACTGTACTTCCAACTTCAGTATAGTTTCTAATATCGGTTTGTAAATTTGCTAAAGTATATGTTGCCATTATCCGTTTACCACACTTAAAGTTACTGGTCCCGCCGAATTATTAGAACCGCCTCCATTAATACTACCATTTGTTGCTGTACTTGTACTTGTAAAATAAAAATAATTTTCTGGTTCACCTAAAGTACCTGCTGCGGTAGTAACACTACCGTCTGAATTTTTCTTTCCAACTGTAATGGTAAATCCAGATGCTCTACTAATATCACTTACATTATCAAATGTAGGGATTGTTGCAAATTGTTGTTTATTATAACCGTCCGCTCCTCCAGAACCTGTTAAAGTAACAACAGGTGCACCTCTTAATCTGACAGTATCTCCCGTAGATCGTTGATGATCAATAGAATAAACATTTACAAAAGTCGTTCCTCCATATTTTATAGTTTCAAAAGGATTATTAGTTAACATAATTAAACTAGCTACAGAAGCAGGTTGTGGTCTTGCATTTCTTAATGCTTGTGGATCCCCACCATGGAATCGTGGATCTAATTGTGGTTGTTTAGGTTCATATTCAGAATAATGAACTAAAAATCCATTCCATTCTTTTACCATTTCTCTATAAGGGAATGCCATTCCTGATCGATCAGAAATAGCCCATGATTGTTTACCTCTAGAAAAAACTCCTGACATTATACTCCATCTCCATAAAAGGTTTGTGGGGTGATATAAGTTGATGTTTGTTCTCCATCTTCATCTAAAGCTCTTAATAATTCATCTTCATAAAGTAATTTTAAATCATTAGTTCGCTCTGGTGAATATTTAATACTTAAATAATAAGCTAAGCCTGAAATTAAAGCAGGATAAAATCTAAAGATGGTATCTGAAGTATTTGTATAATCTCCTACATCTTCTAATTTTGCCATGTAATAAAAATTTACTGAAAAATTGGCTCCAGAAAAACTTGAACTGGGTGTTGTATATAAAAATATATTTGGAGAAGCTGTTATCGTTCCAGCTGTATTTCTTATATAAGCTTGTCTTTGAACATAATACTGTGAGGGAGTCCCTTTAGATAATTTATTAGGTAAAGCTGAATACGTTGATCTACCTATTTTATCTATAGCTGTGTCTACGGGAGCTGTTGCTGTTGTATTATTTCTCACATAAGCTTCTAATACATCACTTATGTCGGTAGGAAAATTAGTATTATCATTGGCATAATTATATTCTGCTTGGCCCTCAACTAAAGGAACACTAGCTAATTTAATTTTCCAAAGATGAATTCCTCTATTGCCCCATTCAGACAATAAAATATTTAGTGAACGCCTTGCACTTCTTAATTGATAACCTGTTCGAGTGCCGCGTACATTTGTTCTTTCATACGCTTCTTCAATTATCTCATCAATCGAAGGGTTAAAGGCTGTAGTTCCCGAAGTAGCCATTTATCCTCCTTATGCGCCAGTAATTGTTACGGTTACGCTTCCGCCTGCTCCAGCCAAATTGTAAACAATTCCATTTTTAAATAAAATACCAGAACCAGGAACGTAAAGTTGTATTCCCTCAGTATTATAATTATAGGTAGCTTTTGCAGTACCAGGTGATGATGCATCCGCAGAATCATACAATATAATTGTAGCTCCTGCTATACCTTCACCTTGAATAGATGTAACTCTACATCTACCTGTGCGTGCAAGAGTATCTGCTCCTACAGTTACCATGTTGATGGTCGTTTGGTCACTTGTAAATGATCCGCCGCCTGCCATAATTTATCTCCTTATTAATTGTTTGTGAGCTCCCGAAAGAGCTCACTAATTATTTATTACGCAAGATTATTATTCTGTATATATTCTACAGTTATAATCCCACGGCCAGACGTACCAACTCCAGATGAAATTACATAAAGTGTAACATCAGAAGTTCCAACATCAGTCCAAGCATCCATATCTGTAATTGTACCACTCGTTCCAAGTTTTATTACATCTGCTGCTGTTCCAACAGCTAAAGCAGAAAACAATTCAGTTGAAGTTGAACTTGTTCCCATACTCATATTAGCTGCAGCTGGTGCAGTAGTAATATACAAAGTGATAGATGTGATTTGACTATTGGCAGGAATAATCATTCCTGTACTTGCAGCTGTTGCTGCTGTCTGAGTCCAAGCTGCCGATTGTGCCATTGTGACAAAACCTGCATTTGCGCTTGCACCTTCTCTTACTGATCCGGCTTTAATTGGTCCGGAAAATGTAGTTGTGCCCATATTATCCTCCTAGTTTATAAGATCTAGCCTCTAGGCCGTCGACTATACTCGTCTAGATCTATTAATAAAATGTATAGTACTTAAAATATATATGAAATTTGCGTAGAGCGCAAGGTATCCCTGGGTAAATGTATGATTTTTGATAACGCTTAAGTGGCTATCGAAACTTCAGGCTTGGCGTCTATAATTTTAGTTTGGAGCGTCTGTTCTTCAAATTCTTTGGCAATGATCTCTTTAATAATTTCTTGAATTTTTTTATTAATTTCAATCATCCTGATATTATGCTTCCCTTCTTTCAGGTGCTCCTGTTGCCACTCTAGTTCCAAGTACTTCTTCGTATTGTATAGGTCTTGGGTCATCATTAACCTCCTCGTAGGTAATGCGCTTAACTCGGGGATCTAAAGTCTTCTCTCCGAGATAGTCCCATTTTACACGCTTTTCTCCCAGCTTGTCAAGGACTGATTTTTCAATGGATTCAGCACTATCTTCAGCTAAAACTTCAAATTTAGCGTGATAATTAAAAGCCCATATTTGTACGAGGAATTTCTTCATTATTACACCTTGCATAAAAAAAGGGGCGGAATTGTGTTCCGCCCCTAATTAATTATTTATTATATGTCTGATCCGAAGGCACCTCTAGGGTCAGAGAATCCGAAAACGTATCTCTCTCTAGCTTTGTACCTTACATTACCAGTATCGAAATCACCTTCCATTGAAGTTTTCAATGGAGCTCTAGTGAAATGTTTCAATCCGTTAGGAACATCAGTTTTAATGAACCATTTCGCTGTGTCAGTTAAGTAGTGATTAACTACATAACCTTCAGGAATCGCACCCATATTATTGATTGCGTTGATGTCATTATCTGCTGTTCCAGTTCTACCTTTAGACTTCATCAGTCTTTCAGCAGTAAATTGTAGCGCAGAAGGAATTACTAATTTCATTCCTCTAGCTGCAATTTTAAGACCTCTTTCATCAGTGAACGCAGCAATGTCAATCAATGCCTGTTCTAAAGATGTTTCATTTAAATCAGCTGCCGTAGCTAATTCATTTGAAAAAGTCCCTGCTAAAGTTGGGTGGTCAGTAGCGAAAAGCTCCTTACCATCCCCACCTGCGTAGCTGGAATTGAACCCGTTATTTAAAATAGCCGCACCTTTGACTTGTTTTGTATTAGCCATAGATCTTGCTAAAGCTTTTGTGTATCTGCTTGCAAGTCTATCATACAAATTGTCCTCGATCGCTTCTTCAGTGATCGCGAACGCAAGTGCGATTGTTTCGTTAGTATAACGAGCTGTGAAAGTTTCTTGCGCACTGTCGAAAGTTACGCCTTGACCTTCAGGTTTAACAGCTGCATTTGCGAAACCTGCTAACATTACTTCTTCTTCAAAAGCTCTGTCAGAGTTTTCTGTGTCAAATATTTCAGCTGCTTCGTTTACATATTGTTTATATTCAAGTCCGAATAGTGCATTCAGACCTGGTTCTAGTTCTTTAACTAGTTGTGCTCTTGATATAGCCATAGTCTATTATCCTATCCTTCCTTAATTAAACAAGTTTGAGCTTGCAGCAATAGTTACAATACAGTTTGAGTTAGTCAATGAAATGTCATTGTTTCTTGGATCGCCAGAGACTCTTACTAATTTAAACATCTTAGTAGTCGCTGCTCCGCCGCCAATATCCAATTTATCTGTTGATTGACCATTAACTGCATCACTTGCTGTGAAGCTGTTTACGTTATAGCCAGCATCGCCGAACATAGATTGAGTAACGACTGCATCACATTTAACCACATATTCTTGTGTTGGATTATCGATTACAAAACCTAAGCCGTCAGTGCTGCCTGTGTTATAGTCAGTGCCAAATGTAGTGCTCGCTGCTACTGTGTTAGCGAAAACTGGTTTGCTTGTAGTGTTATCTATATAGAAAGCACCATTAAACACGCCAATTAAAGGGGCATGTCCGCTATTATCGAACAACGCTCCTCCTGCTCCGCCATCATCAGTTACAGCAAAACTTGCATCTTGTATATAACCTTGATCTCCACCCGCGTCTTGAATGGAAACTGGATTATTTTGAAAGATACCTACACCTAATCCTGATTTGATTTTGTATTGTGATTGTCCTTGAGTCGCTGGAGTATTTCCAACTGTCATGGATGATCGACAACCAAAACCTGCCGTTTGGTTAGCCATAGTTTTTTTTCTCCTTGTTAACTATAAAATTTCGTTGGTTAAGAATTACTAAACAATTTAGTTTTTCTTTGTACCACCGAAGGTTACACGAGTCTGCCTTTCTTGTGAGATTGGCATACTAGGGTGCTGTTCCTTAAGAATATCGTGTTTGATAGCTTCTTCTTTAGCTTCATTTTGCTTGTCAAAATAATCTTGACGAGCCTTGGCGATTTCCTCTGGTATCCTAGCCAGCACTAGGCCTCCTACTCCGATCATTCCTGCGTATTTGCCTTCCTTCATAACTGGATAATCTTCATCTGGATATTCATCACCTCTTACGAGTTCGTATCCTGATCTAATCATAGCTGCCATATTCTTTGAATCATCAAAGCCCATGACTTCTGATCTTATCCATCTATGTCGATAACCAGCCGGCGCATTCGGTGCATCGAGAGATGAGGGTGGAGCCCATACTACTTTTTTAGCTGTTTTAGCTTTAGTTTGGCTCGCACGTGAAGTTTTTTTATCGTCTGTTTCCATATGCTTATACTCCTTCCGTGATTTTTAGTTGTTTTGCATAATCTTCAAGTGGCACACCTAATCTTTTAGCAATTGCTACCTGTGAGGGTGTGAGTTTGACAGTTTTTCTGCGTCCTGTTAAAGCTGAACGTTTCGCTGAGGCTACATTCTGAGAAGGTTTTTCTCTTTCTGTAGAAGTTTCATCCATCTTACCAAATTTATGAGGGAATTCAAGTCTTATTCTTTTATCCACTTCATTATAATATTCAGTTGATTTAGGATCAAAACCTTCTTCTTCTACAAGCTTTTTGTGTATATCAAAAGCCGTATAAGTCATCGCAGAATTGTTACCAAACCAAGTATTTCGGGTTGCCCAGTCTTCTGCCATAGGATCCGGAGCTACATGTGGCCTATATTGTTGAGGCGTAATGTTAACATCCTTCTCTTTCGGTTTTGAAGTTTCAGCTGCTTTTAAAGCATTCAGTCTTGCTGCATCCATTGTTAAAGTTGCAATTTGCTCTTGTGCTGTAACTTGTCCTTCAACGTTTTGAGATTCAATAGCAGTTTTTAAAGCCTGTTTAGCGGCTTTCATATTCGTCTTAACTCTGCTTTCAAATTCAGAAACGTAAGATTTATCCAATCTAGAAAATTTATTTTCTAGATCTTCTTTATCTTTTTTTACTGATTGAGCGTAAACAACGGCTTCTTCTTTTTGACGTTCTGCTTCACGCATTTTCCGAGTTAGTTTAGCAATACGTTTTTGAACGCCTTCACTATACTTTTCTAACTCTTCTTTTTTCTCATCCTTTTTTTCTTCTTTAACCTCAACTTCTCCACCTTCTTTTTTTTCTTCGGGCTGTGCT